GGTGTCCACACACCCGTCAACGCACAATAAGTTCCTTTACGTCCTTTACCTGTGTAACCCGCTGGAGGTGGCCCCATCTGACTCTCTTTGTATTTAAACTTCATAGGAGACTTCTCCCACAGCCCTCTACGCAAACAACCTCTTAAATATGACCAGAATTTGGCTTCAGTGGGGAATAAATCAGGATGCTTTTCAATCAGCATCCTAACCCGCCCTTCAAAATCACTCACAGTTTATGTAGTCTTCTACTAGAGTCTACTAGAGACTTTAGCTCTAACCAAGACTTAGGATTTGTACCTGTAATATCCTGACAGATTTCACGAGCATCCTTGAATTTCATAACTGAAAGATCATCCCAACTAACCTCTACTGGTTTGAGATTAGTTTGGTGTTGTTTGTAATTTCACGTTCCACTTCTTTCAATGCTTCTGCGACATCCTCAGCAGAAATGTTAGTTTCTCCATGAGAATCCTCACCCTGACATAGAGCCTCATGTTGAGCCTCAATAACTTCCTGCCGTTTATTCATCCTCTCAAGAATCTCCTGGGACTTCATCCAGAACTCTTTGCCTTCTAACAAATCTGAAAGCTCTTTAGCATCTAAGAAACCTTGGTAAGTGTCGGTTACAAGGTCATGCAACATCTCAACTGAGTGGATTGAGTGGGCAAGCATATCGGAGATCTTCCCTGCATATCCCCCAGAGGCGTTGTGACACATCATTGATCCATGAGGATGCACTATCATCTCATCACCATGCATGAAGATCATACTACCGCCTGAGTAGGCATTACCTACTAAGTTAGTAGTGATAGTGGCCTCGCATTGTTTCATTAAGTGGATGAAATTCGTTGTGGTGTCAAGATCACCACCGGGAGTATTAATGTGAATAATAATCTCATCGTTCTCTGTCGCGGTAGACAGACTTAAAAACTCTGTACGGTATAAACTTGGTGGGCCTATCTCCTCGTCCAGGAAATTTCAATGCGTTCTCCGCGACTTGAATAAAATACCTTCTCTTCAATCATATATTAAACCCCCTCTCCAAGTTTTAGTTATCTTCTAACATAGAAATTAGTGGGCATACATCATCTTTCCCTTTGAGCATGTATGCCAACTGTGCCATCTCGATCATTACATCCTTGCCTGTAGCAGTGATATCTTCTCCCGTGTGATGGTTGGTGTAATGATAACCATTCTTATAGACTTTATCAAATGTTTTCTTCACTTCATTTACGACAAGCGCAAGGTCTTCAATAGGGCTGTCATTAAACGGCTCTAGGATTGCAAAGCTTTAGTGTCTCCGATACCTTTACAACCACCGTAAGTATCAGCTTTATCCCCCTCAAGGATTTGCTGCAGCAAGAACAACCAACCGTAACCTAGAACCTTTGATTTATGCTCTGCCTTGTAAAGTCTACCTACTGTAAGTGGATCAGAGAAGATTGGATGCTCCATCTCATCTGGTATCAGAATCCAACAGCCGGAAGCTTGTCGAGCGTCCTTATCTCCGGCAACCACCACACCCATTTCACCCTTGCGTTGAGCCATGGCACACGACTATGTCATCGACTTCAATCATACCAACGGCTTTCTTGCAGTTTGGTAGTGTGTGAACATGCTTGCGTAACTGTTCGAGGTAGTGAGGTTTTCTTAGACCACTACGTTTATCCTTGTAAGGTTTGATAGTCGCAATGCCGTAACGAAAATTCATAGCGCCAGCACCTTTGGAAACGTAAGCTGTATACTTCTTGCAACCTGATTTACGGACCCACTCCTTCAGCGTGTTATTAAAGTTTTTCTTGCAAGTGTTTAGGTCACCAATTTCGTAATCAACAAACCTTTCTAGCTCATCAACGTCACCTTTAAACCCAAACTGTACGTCAAGATCGAACTCCTTCACTTCCTCAATCCAATTCTTGCCATCAGCCGCAGAATCAAATTCAGAGACTAGCTCGCCTTTGTGAAAATACCTGTATTTAATTCTCTCACCTGAGCTTGCTGCAGCAAATAGCAACATATCCGCGTCAACGTAAGCGTGGGAGGGTTTTGATGGTTCTACGGATGATGGTGAGGTTTCCCCTCTATGCTTCTCATAGCCTCGCTGAGACGCTCTCTTCTTGTCTGTGTGTGTTGCAGGTTTTGTAAGCTTATCTGCTGCTCTCTTCACTGGATTTCTAGCCATGTGATAGTCCACCTCTCAGTAAAAGGGCCGAAGCCCCTATAACTAAATTAAAAGCCTTAGTAGCTGGCCCAGCTAATTAGTAGTCGCCGTCATCCTCTGGAGTTTCATCGAAAGGTGAATCTTCCTCTTCGCCATCCACAACAACACTACCCGCTCCACTTGACTCCGCAAATTCTACGTCATCAAAACCAAACGCATCTTTTTCTTCATCCGAGAGGCCACCATCGGAATCTTCGTATTCAACCAACTCGTTGATCTTAAGCTTATTGAGATAGGCAAAAGATCCGTAATCATTTGTGTTGACACGAGCACTTGCATGACCCTTTGAACCGTTACCAACATTACGGTCGAATGTGATATCCAAACCTTTCTTCGGATTATCCGGGTCAGCCATCAGGATGCGAGGGATGTTGGAGGGTCTAATAGCATCACCCTCTTTATCCTGAGCTTTTTGAGTGACTTTAATAGTGAACTGCTTCTTCTCTTTTGGGAACGGAAGATCGTCATCTTCTTCGAGCTTATACTTCTCTCGAAATTTAGCATTAGTATACTTTTTAGAAGGCTGCTTAGCAAAGACTTCATCCCAAGCATCAGCGACTTCCTCAGACACTGCTAGTTCAACTGAGTACTCTTTACGAGCTTGGTTAAATTTCACATTACGGTCATCGTAGATAGCCTGTGGTCTGCGGATCTTGCAGTAGTATAGGGATGCATCAGTCAATAAAACATTAGTTATATTGCCCTTGCTGTCTTTCTGAAATTTAATAGCTGTCATAGATTTTAAATCCTCTAGGGTTGGATGTATCTCACATCCGTTATTTCAATTAAGTTCTTATGTGATCCCGTAGTATGCGCCTAATTCCTGCAGGATCGTCTAGTAAAGAGCTTTAGGCGGCTGAGTGGGAATGATAATACAACTAGTATTCACCACACTAAATAGGACTCTGGTTGGAGTCGAACCAACACCACCGGCAAGGCCTCTCCGGTACACGTCGCTACGTGCTGACCTACAATGCAACCGTTACACCACAGAGTCCTAATTAGTGCCCTCGAATATACCGTCGAAGGTTCGGTCTCTGCTATGTCGCCATCGTTGCAGGGGATTGTACGCGAACCGCTACTACGTACTGTTCTATTACACCATAATAGATTCGACATTACCACTGCTCTTAACAACTTTCCGACCTCAGTGATTATTTTTCTACTTGCTTTGTAGTTAGACCTGCCTCAGAGATACCCCACTTACAGCACCCACAGGAAAAACAGGTACTCCGACAGCTCGTATAACTTCCTCCACTGTCCATTGAGCTAGTGGCAGATTGTTCTCTATCAACTTAAAGATATTAATCACCCAGCCTACTGCACTGCCGATAAAAATCACTGTACCCATCAAACTTAGAATAGCTTCAGACCTCATAAAGTCTCCCCCTCTTGACCATACATTACGAAAACAATTTCGGTACCATTTTCAAATTCGTCGAAGTCGTCTTCGTGAATGATTTCGACATTGCCATCATCCTCAGTAATAAACTCCATATCAATTGAAGTGCATCCTTCAGCACTCTGGCCATGGTCTGCGTATACATGCACTGAGCGCATACCATGCTCATTTTGTAAAGCTTTTAACCTATCAATTACCATTTGTGAATTCATAAAATCTCCTCTGTGGAACTAGAAATAAAACATTATTGATGTCTTATTGTAAATGGCTTGCCCCGAGGGATTCGAACCCTCACTCTAAGTTTAGAAGACTTATGTGCTATCCGGTTACACTAGAGGCAGATAAACTTTCACTTTTTATTCACCCTGAGAAGTGTAACTCAGCCCCTGCACTACGGGATCGACCTTTATTCTATCCACCGCTCAATCTGAGTGGAAAAGGAGTATAGTCTCCTAACCAAGCTACTATACCGTTTGTAGACTTAGGATGTCAACACCTTTCTTAACATCCTTTTTCAGCTCTTTCATAAACTTACGTTTACAAACCGCTAGTACTAGGGTGTGAGTGTGGTATTGACTTAGCTTACCCATCAAGTTTTTATAAGTCTTTGTCCGTTCGTTCACAGTCTTATAATCAACTTCAGGCCAAGAATCAAAAGCATGTTCTTTAGTCAACTTACGGATCATTTTTGCTTTCTTACCGTTCATAAAACCTCCTAGTGGCAATGTAACCAAGACTTCCCGATCTGATAATCACCATCAAACGGGACACGTAAACCATAGTACTCTGCTGCCTCTTTAATTGCAAGGGACATCTTCTCCCCAACCTTGCTAGTCCCCACCCAGAACTTATCGCCAACATGTGAGAGGTCTGACACCCTAGTGCCATCTCCTTCATAGCTCTTAGCCTGAGACTCATCGTCGAACTCTACCACTGTAACTAGAGACTTGCAAACTTGTAGTTGATACTCATCGTGATACTGAATCATAAACATAGCCTTTCCATAAAAGCTAGAGTCAGTAAAAGGGTCAAACAGGTAGCCTTCCTTAGCCAGCCAACGGTCAACAATGATCGCTGCTCTCTTCATAATAATAGCCCCGCAAGACTGGAACAGCAAGTTTAGTAGGCTGTGCTCTGATCTTGACATCAACTTACGACCATCGATAGCTTTAATGAGCTTACTACCTCCCGCACCCTTCCAGTAGATTCCCAACTTAGCTTTCAAGAGTTTCAGTGGGTATGCTGCCTCCCAGAAATCCTCGAAAGCTTGCTGTGCTTTGTTTATAGGCCAGTCCATCTGTTTAGCAATCTTAGGTGGTTGAGCACCGTAGCTGCAGTTCCCTGTGATTGTTATAACATCCCCCTGCCTAGCTACAAAGGTTGAGTTAGCCGTTTCTATACAAAAACATCCGTATCCCTGGTCAAAGACTTGATCATCTTTTGGCAAGTTCTGCTTTGCTTCTTGCTAAGTGTGATGTTGGCGTGTCTTTATTCACAGTTAAACCCAAGATACTTTAGGGGAGTACCCAACCAAGTAACAAGCTAATAGTATTGCCTCATAAACGTTACCTTCATTCTGACTAATATATTTTCCACGCCCTTTAGTCCAGCCATCAGCTTGCCAAAAAGACTCTACAAAACCCCCCAGAGACTCCTTCTCAAGTGAGCATATCCACTCTAGGTAATCAATATCATGCTTATCTTGTTGAGGTAGCCCTACTTTAGCCCAAAACTCTCTAAACCAGTATGGTGAGAGAATAAAAGTCTTAAAGCCGGTGTTGTTTTTAGAAACGTGTACAGTAAACTTTGCACCTACACTCTCCAAAACTTCCTCAATCTCTTTTACATACTTTGACTCATCTTGAGAAACCCTGCAAGAAACCCCCCTGCGATTTCCAAACTGAGATGAAGTCCTTCCAGTGTCTTTTGCCCACTTGAGGTAGCCATCACTAAGAATCCAAGCAACAAGCTTAGCCTCATCTACACTAACATGGGAGTCACCTCCAACATACTCTGCTGAATTCTTGATCCTAAACTCAGTATTTATCTCGTCAGTTGTCTTAAACAAGTTTTCATAATACCGAGGACTCTTCTTAGGTGACCTACGAATACTACCAAACCACCTATGGTCTCCTGTGCTCTCAAACTTAAAAGACTTTTGACGCATACTCACTACATCTGCATTAGGGTAGTAGAAGATATTCTTGATAGGACTCCACTCGTTAAAACCTGTAGACGTATTATAGGTAAGGACATCCTCACCCACAGACAATTGGTTGTAACTCTTCCATCCAGATTTTGTTAAGACAGTTGTTGAGTCTACAGGTAGGCAACTGTACTTCAATGTCTTGGCATCGTCCCTAATGATCCCCATAGCCGCTGCAGTTGCTGTGTGTATGTCATTAGGCTTCTCACCCATCAGCTTCATAATGTAGTCCTCACCGCCCTCATACGGCCTTGTGTAGTGACCCTCAACACGTGCTTCCAAGCCTGAAGCATCACAACCTATCTGGTAAGTGTCTTTTTCAACACCAAAGAGGTCACGCATCGGAGCACCGTACAAACTCGTGGGTCTCGGTATGTTAGCAACTACCTTGTGCTGCATTCTAGTAGTAGAAGCACCACAAGCAATGACAGGTGTTTGTATCCTTCCGTCAATACTAATACGCTCTTGTGCAAGAAATCCAGACCCGTTTGGTGAGAGTATTGAGTTGCGCCTATGACGGTAGGTTAGCCAGTAGACAACATCTTTGACGAAAGATACTTTATCACCAAGCCTCTCAAGATTAGGGCACAAGTCCTTATCCGCATTGATAGTATACTTCGGGGATGACATCACTTTAACGGGACGATCCCTGTTAGCAGACATTAACTTCTGATACATCTCCATCACGGTCTTACACCTCAGATGAGACAGTCTGTGAGGTTTAAAAGTGCTCTCGGCTGTCTCTCGGCAATAGCGAATGACAGAAGTTTTATACTTCTCATCATCAAGTTTTTGCTTTTTCTGGTTCACACTTAAATCATTGTCACCCCAGATTAGAGGATTCCACCCCAACCCTACCAGATACTCTTTTATATCCCTCTGATTAGGTAGGAGCATTGGCTCAGTGTCTCTGATAAGAGCTTGCTCTGTTGGTAGGGTGAAGGACATCTCACCCCCTTTAGAGTTAAAAGTTACCTTGTAAATCCCATATTCATCCTCTGTGCAAGTACCCTTGTGGGTGTCAATAAACTTCTTCATTATTGCTGAGAGACTTCCATCCTTCTTTATCTGTATCTTAGGAATTAGGTAAGGCTTAGCATTCGTCTTACTCAAGGGCTTTTCTGGGAGCAGAGGCTCTGCGTAATCTTCGATAACCTGCATCTTCTCGTTAAGGTCAGCTAAAGCAACTTGAGCTTTGTCAGCGAAGAATTTGAAACCAAAATGCTCTTGGCGAAACGCAAGCTCCTCAGCTGCCTGCTCAAGATTAAGAGCTTCATCCCAAGGCCAATCTGATTTCTCTATGAGCAATTGACGGAATACAGCCTCTGTAACTTCTGTATCCTGTTCACAATAGCTAAGCATCCCAGGGCTAAACTCCTCCCACACCTGCTCACCCTCATCTGCGAAATCACCTTTTAAGATACCTAAGCGTTTACCCCAAGCTTTAAGGCTGTGGCCTCCTAGACGATCAGGCCAGAGGGTACGGGACATCACTACAGTGTCGGTGATCTTACAAGGTTTGCCCATCACTGTATCAACGTCACTATCGTCTAAGCCTACGTGATACTCTAGGCCAAAGAATAGACGAAGCACTGGTAAGTCATACTTAATCCCAGAGTGGGCAATGATTTCTGTGGCTGAAGATAGTGCCTCTTCAACAGCCTCTTTAGTTAAAGACTCCTCATAAAGTTTTAATCTAACGCCTGTGTCTATATATTTAAAGACAATGCAATGCACTTTGAAAGTAGGCTTCAACTTAAAAGGGTAGCTAGAATAGTCTATAGTCTTAGAATCAAGCAACCCTGTAGTTTCTATGTCAAACACCACCCTATTCATAATCAGTACTCCATCGGTTCTTTAGACTTGTCAACTGTGCTATCGCCAAACAATGCCAGCTCCTCAGAAGAGAAAGTATCTTCATCCTCTTCGTATGGGTTACTTGTAGCGTAGAGCATGGACGTAGCTTTGTCATAACGCAACCAACCAGCTTCACCAGTCTCACCTGTGCGCCTACATTTAACTATACGAATAAGTATGCTGTCCCTCTTCTTAGGATCTTGATTCATCTTATCACGGGATATCAGGATTGTGTTAAAAGCTATCTGGTTCTGTGAAGAGCTACCCATTAAATCATACTCATTAACTTCGTGAGGGTCTCTGTCTGAGGGCTTCTTCATGTGAGAGACTACAGCAATTGCACAGTCGGTTTCTTTAGCAATTTTCAGGATTGAATCCATGAAGTGTATAGTGTCAGAATTACTATCTGAGGCTATAGCTGCTTGCAAAGGATCAACAAAGATAATATTACACTTCTCTGCTTTGGCGAGATATCGAAATTTATTAATCAGCTCTTCATTACTTAGCGAGCCTTGATGATCAACGAATGTAAAACGATCATCTTTAGCTACACCATTAAAGAAGGCCTCTCGCAGTTCTGGCATATTCAACTCTTCACGGCTCTTCTTTTTTAGATTAACCCTTTGATCAATCGACATCAAGTCTCGAACTACCTCCCGTTTAGTTCCTTCCAAGTACATTGCACCAACTTTTAAATCAGTCTCTGTCAGTATGTTATAGACAGTATGCGAAATTATACTTGAGTTGTGTGTGACAATGAAATCATTAGTCAAGTATAGCTCATCGGCAGCATCGACCTTGAAACATACAGTTTCTTGGTCGATAAACACCTCTACTGATTCCACAAGGTTTCTGTCAACACCTCGCTCCTTTGTTATATTACCTATAAGGAGCCTGAATATGCGCTCATTAGAACTAGATACTTCCTCAATCATTCTGCAAGTACACCCTAAGCTACGTACAAGCAGTCTAATTTGATCTGCCATATCAGGACTGGGTGTTGAGTATTCTAAGTTCCCCTCTGTTGAAAATCCAAGGGCATCAAATAAGCCAGCAATCAGTTCTGTACGCTGCTCAGCAGAGCCTAGTAGGTAGTCATCAGGGATGCCTTCATGCATATATAACGGTAGTAAGTTTATAAAAGTATTAGCAATTTGGTGGTGTCCCTCTTTGATACAGATTGAATAGGTTCCACAAGCCTCCTCAGCAGGAGAATCTTTAATAACTTCAAGCCCCCACATGCCAATCATAATCTTAAGCTCTTCTACTATCTCGTACTCAAAACACTGGAACTGCATCGGAAGTGTTAGTAAATTATTACCGAGGAGGAATCCCATAAGCCACGGGTCTATCCGCAGGTCTCTACCCTCCCAGTTCACACAAGGGTTGTCAGGTAGCTCTGGAAGTATAAGTCTACCACCCGGCTCCCCACTGTGCATATATTCTAGCATCCCTTGTGTGTTCGTAACATTACTCCCGCCTTCCCAGCTCTGGTGCTCAGTCTTCCAAGACCACAGGTGATTTTCATCGCAGATAGTCTCACTACCATCATTAATGTTACCTTGTAA